TCTCTGCAAAAATTCTAGCAAGTAATCTAAACTCTGTTTTTTGTGCGTAGTGTAATCTTTTGTGTATGGCGGACATGACTTTCATGCCACGCTCTAACATCGCAACTGTAGATCCAACTGGCATGTCGCCACTAGACTCACCAATCTTTTGATCAGCTATAGATACAAATCGTCTACCAGCTTCAATCAACGCAGCAAGTAGATTCGAAAGCGTACCAGATGGTTCCTTAAAGGGGAGGGGAACTATAGAATTCCTAAGATCACCACCTGGCGCATCAATGTCTCGGAACTCACCAGGTGATAAAGGTTCATCGTCATTTCTGATTCTTATGCCTCTAGCCTTAAAACCTGCGGGTAGGTTCGATAAAGTTCCCGCATCGATTAACTGTCTTAATATACTTGTTGCTGCCCTACCAAGACCACCAATCATATGTATTAGGCCAAATCCATAAAATCCTAGTCCTGGTAGGAACTTATAATGTACAAAATATTGTCTCTTTTTCTTTAGATTATCACCTTGATCATAGTTGCGTGTTATAGATAAGATCTCTCCAGATCCTTGGTCCAAGGTCACAATGTAAGGTAACTTGATTCCAGTTGGCTGACCATCTGCACCAAGATCCTCAAAACCCTCAAGGTCTAAATTAGTATGCATCTCAAGCACAGAATATATCTCGTCTGAATATCCTTTACTTGCTCCTTCTATTTCGTCTTTCTTTTCTTGGACGACATCTTGATCTGTATCTGATGCTGAGATTTCCACATCTCTATAAATGCCCGCCACTTGCATTTTACGGATTTCATTTTCATCCATCTTAAGTACATGTGTGACTCTAGAGACTGTGTTAATGTCCGAAGCTTGATACGGAACAACAAGATCTTCAGCAGGCACGAACTTCGAAACAGCAGAACCCCTAGTTGGATCGAAGTATATTTTCTTGAAAGTAGAACCCGCCAATGGGAGATAGAAAAGCATTTGGTCAGTGTCGGTATCATAATCTTGCATGACCTCCGTAATCTGATAGTTCATAAACTCACGAACCCTTGCAGCTTGTGCTTCACGCTCCAAGGTTCGATTACCCATAATATTTATTTTAACTGGACCGCCAGATGGTAAAAGTTCTTTATAAGACTGTGCTTGAAACTGGGTTACTGACTCTGCAATCAAAGGATGCGTTACACCACTTGCACCATCAAAAGGCTCAGTTCTTTCTTCGTACATAATACCAAGTAAATCTAGACCCTTTACATAACCATCTTTCCAATCTGATCTAGACTCAACGTCCTCTTCGAACTGACCACGTAGCTCGGAAGATAATTCGTCAAGAATCTTTTCGTCCAACACTTCTGCTAAGTTTGCATTGTGATCATATTGTTCAGTCTGTACTTCAATGCCCTCTTCGCCCATCAAGGCTTGAATCATTGCACCACCATCAGGACTTTGCATAACTTCTGCACCACCCTCAAATGTTTCTGGTTGTGGTATATCAATATCCATACCTTGTGGTGCTTCAATGCCAGAATCTACTAACGGACCTATTGGACGAGGAGGTGTTGCCATTATACTATCCTTGTTGTTCGTTTTTTCCCTGGTGCGAGGATCTTGGAAAATCTATTAACGACCAGTTTGCCCTTTGGCTTTTTCTTCTTAGATGTTTCACGTGAAACATTCATTAAAACTGTCCTTTAAAATTACTGATATCTACCATTCCACCATTACGAAACTCAGATGTAACCTCACCACCTTTATTCAATTTTTTGGTAATGTCGCCTCTTGGTAAATTTTTTGCTCTTCTGTTAAATAAAGCACCTATTATTCTTTTAAACTTAGGTTTGCTTTCTTCTTTTTCGATTCTTTTGTTATATTCATCTTTAGTAATCGTTTTACCTGACTCGTCTATAAAATAAGTCTTACCAGGTTTATTTGATTCTCTTGATGGTTTGAACACAGATGGTTTAAAACCTTTGTGCTTATCTGGATCACTACTCATTAAAACTGTCCTTTAAAATTACTGATGTCTACTTTACCACCCATTCTAAACTCAGATGTAACTTTACCACCCATGGCTTTTTTGCCGATGTTTTCGCCAAACTTATAACCCTTGACACTTTCAAACTCTTCCATCAGTTTGTCTACTTCTGGATTACCTGTTCTTTCTTTCATCTGTCTTTTTTTAACCTTGGCTTGTTCAGCAGCCACAATTCTATCAACATTCTTTTTGTCAATGTTTCTTTCTTTTTTTGATTTTAATTTTGGATCCATTAATAGTACTCCCTTTTAGGTCTGTAGTAATCCGTATCGTCTTCTTCGCCATTCAGCGATATAAACCCACCTTGTCTGAATCTTATCAAAGCCATAGTCATACTGTCAACATAATCGTCATGCTCACCATTTGGAAAGGCCATGCATTCATCAATAACCTCATCCGCAAAATGCTTTTCGGGTGCCCAAACCATACCCGCTTCAAATAATGGTGCAACTGTGTGCATCCTCGTTACCTTATCACGACCTTTAGATGGTGTATAGTTCATAATTGGTATGCCCGCCCGTCTTAATTCATCAGTTAATGGTAATCCAGACGCTTTTGCCTCAACAATCATCATGTCTGGTTGCCAATATTCGTTCTCCTCTAACGCTTTTTCCTTTAATTCTGGAAAATTCCATCTACCCCTACATGCATCCATCAAAATTATGTTATCTGCACCAGTTTCTTCGCTTCTAAACACGCCCCATGTCGTAATTGCACTAAAATCGGCACTTTCTTTCTTAGAAAATGCAGTATCATAGCTCTGAATTATGTAATCAACCTCTGGAATGTCCTCTTTTTTCCAAATTTTCCACCATTCCTTCTTTACAATCGCCCCTTCTTCCGCAGTTGGTTGTTGTTGCCACTGTGCACCCCATTTTTGTACGGGCAAAGACGCTTTTACCTTCAATAAATCGTCTTTTTTCCAAAATTCTGGCCATAATGGGTTCTCAGATGGTAAAATTGCAGGAAATTCAACAACTTCCCACTGATCTGAGAGCACATCACTGCCTTGTGCCTTAATTAATCGACCAGTTAAGTCTCTCAAACCCCATCTTGTCATCACAACTATGATTTTTCCGCCAGGTTGCAATCTTTGTCGTGGTCCAGAGGTGTACCATTCATATGCCTCTTCCAATCTGCCCTCGGACAATGCGTCTTGTTCCGAATGTGGATCGTCAATAATAAATAAATCCGCACCACGACCCGTGACCGCAGCACCTACACCCGCAGCAAAATACTCTCCACCCGCACTTGTCTCCCAACGACCTGCCGCCTTACTGTCTGCTTTCAAATCCGTGTCTGGAAATATATGTCCATACTGCTCAGAATCTATCAAGTCCCTTACCTTACGTCCAAATCGTACCGCAAGTTCAGTATTGTGCGTTGCTTGAATAATTTTTAATTTAGGATTTTGACCCAAGAACCAAGCAGGCATTAAATAAGATGCAAGTTCCGACTTCGAATGTCTTGGTGGCATGTTAACAATTAATCTGGTGATCTCGCCAGTTGCCACCTTCTCAAGTTTTTCTGCTATCTCAAGATGATGACGACCCTCAATAAAGTTCTCATAGACATGATGAACAAAAGGCATGAAGTTGTTCTGCGCCTTTTCACGAAGAATTAGTCGTGCTTCAGCTTCCTTGAGCATCAAAAATTCTTTTAACGCCTCGTCTGGAAGTGTGTCGTATCGCATTATCTTCTAAATGGATTATTGAATGTTATTGGATTCAATCCCCTAATACCAGCTATTGGAGTTGGTTTAAACTTTGGTTCAAAAGGACCTTTTTGAAAAGGTGGATCCCTATCTGTAGGAAATCTTATAAAACCAGTGCCCTCGTTCGGATCTTCAATAATCGTGCACTTACCATCAATTAACTTATAACCCTCGGGACATGGATCGTCTGGTTTTTTTGGTGCTCTCTTTTTAGCTTGAGGCTCGCTACTTTCATCAATTTCTGGTGCATTCGGATCTCTGCCAGTAACAAGATTGCCTGACTTATCTTTTAATCCTATCACAACACCTTGTGCATCAGTTACAATTTGATCTGGTGAAAAAGTGTTTTTTGTTCTTTGATTAAACTCTTCAATTGTTTCTTTGTCTTTTGTCATATCAGGTGCAGTGTATCCAAAAATCGCTTCCATGGGAGTTACGTTTCTTCCAAGAGCAATGGATGTCGCTAATGCATCTTTAGTTTTATCTTCAACTACACCAAAAGGCCCAGGTAAAGTGGTTGGATAAGACCCAGAAACAGGATCAAATTTGCCATAAATACCTTCAATCTGTGCCATTCTACCTGGGTCAAAGTCCTTACCAACTTTTTCCTCAAAGCCAGGTGGGGCAGGTGAAACTCCCGCAGTTATACCTGCAGGATCCCTTGAACTCATTAAACCAGTAAAATCATCTGGGTTTACAGATCCAACAACTTCATCAGCAAGGTCAGCATCAAAACTTGCACCACTTGTACCAGGAGCACCAAACATATCAACACTAAGTGCCACTTGATCAATATCTCGACCCACTTGTTCTTCAAAACCAGGAGGGGCAGGCGAAACTCCCGCAGTTATTCCAACTGGTGCAGTCACACCAAAATCTATACCCTTCGGACTTCCCATCCCCGCTGCTTTGTCTCTTGCTTTATCAAGATTACTTAAAGCCGCTTGAATACCCTTACCCTGAGTAATTGAAGGTAAAGCTTCTACAGTAACTGATGGTGAGATACCTACTGGTGAAAAACCTGGAGCAACGGGACCAAACGCATCAAGTCCTGGTACATCCATTGCAGCTTGTTCAATGGCCGTTGGTGCAGTTTTACCGCTTCTATCAACATCAACTGTAGGATCAAAAACATCAGATACACCAACACCAGAAAATGTGGGTGAAACACCCGCAGGAGTTATTCCTTGATTTACACCCGCAGTAGGTGATGAAGCAATGGCTTCGTTTAATGCTTGATCAATACCAATAGTATCCATGGCAGCAGAAAATTCAGAAGGCGATTGTGCTTCCTTACCTACTGGATTTCCCTCTGAATCCGTTATTCCACCAAACGCAGAAAAATTTTCACCAGGACCACCTTTTCCGTCAGAAAAACCAATTTCTTGATCTTTTGCTGTGCTTCCAGTTGCAGAAATATTTCCTAATGAATTGCCTTTAGCATCATAACCTAAATTTACACCAAAGGATGTGCCACTATCACTAGGACTGTCACCACCGCTAGTTGCTGCAGAGACTTCAGCATCAGACAATCCCATATTAGCACCATAGCTATCAGGTGTGTCTTCTGCACCACTATCGCCATTACCACTTTCACCCATGATTTATCCTTCCTGCATTACTGATTTTATTTGGTCTATTCCAATAAGCTCGTTCATGATTCGTATATTTCATTAAAAATAATCTCATGTCCTTTGCTATATAACGTACATTATTTTGAGAGCACATGTCAATAACCCAAACTTCTTTGCCCTCGTTCCTTTCAAACGTCTTGGCAGTGAATTTTCGTGTTTTGATTTCATCTTCGTTTAAGTATGCCCATGTAGCAAAGCCAACGAGTGTTTGTCCGCTACGATATATTCTTATTTTACCATGCATTATTGAAGGAAGAAATCTTCTACGTAATTCTACAATACGTTGATTCGCATAAAACGGGAATCTGGATGCCATCTCCATGACTTCACCAAGCAAATGAAAACCAGAATGATTTAGATCGTACATAAATTTTTGCCTCTGGGACTCCAACTAGGTAAAAGTATCAGAAAAAGGGGGTGGGGGCAACCCAATGAAAATACCTCCAAATAAATTTATCAGACTAGCATTTTATGCACTACTTCTTAAGACCCGCCCAACAAAATCGGGGTTCGGGGTCAAAAGATTTAGTAAATGTCATAATGAAAAAGGCAAAGTTACACTGCAATAAAAAAGGCGGGAAATAATCCCGCCTTAATTTAATTTATTTTAACTATTAAACATTCATTAAAATATTCTTTAAATGTGTAATCCTCTAAAAATCCATCTCTAATTAAACATCTATAATTATAATCAATAAATTGTTTAGCTAATTTTTTTGTTCTAATAGGTTTATCATTTAAAATATTCCCATCATCATTTAAAACATTATACATTTTATTTTCCCTCCAATTGACCAAAATTTTTAAGATAATTTTCTATACCTTTATGGTCTAGTATTTCTATCCCCTCTTTTTTTATCTTAATAAATCCTAAGCTTTCAAAATCTTTCAAAGCTTGAATAAAAAATGGATCATTTAAAAACGTATCTAAAGATGTGTGTAAACCTTTCATTAGACTAACTCCATAAAATTTAATTGATAACAAGCATTATCTATTAAGCATATAAACCATAAACCATAATAGACTATTGCTAAAGCTATGAGACCTAAGATTATATAGGCGAGAAACTCGCCTATATAAACTCCATAATTTTTGATAAATTTAATCATGATCTTTAATCATTCTAGCAATATCTGCATCATCAAATATTGTAGGAATAGGTGATAAATTTATTTCACGTCCTAAATCAATTGCTTGATGTCCTTTAAATGAAACACGTCTTTTAATTTCATCTATTGATGTTTCAACGTCCTTACTTTCTCCCTCGTCATCTGCTCCTAAAACTAAAGCATTTCCCATTAAAGGTTGTGACGTTCCATTATCACAATCAAAAGTGAAACAATAATTAGATGATTTTAATAATCCCTCATCATCTAAATAAATTGTATCTTCGCAATTATCAAATGGATAAATTGCAGTAAACGTTGAACACTCTGTTAATTTTTGAATGTCTTTATAATCTCCACTATAATTAATTTCATTTATAGTTTGTAATTTTGGATTTATTAATATCGCTTTCATAATTATTTACTCCATACAGTTTTAGTTATTTCATATTCATAGGAAACTTTTCTAAATTCGTTAGTTCCTACCTTTTCAACAATCCCTTTATTTTCAGCATTTTTAAAATGTGCTTTTTTAAGACTGTTAAACTTATTAAAAACCTTACTTATTAAAGTATGGTTTCTTTCATTTAATGGAATATCTTCAACGTTGATATTCTCAATAGATTTTACAAGCTGAGATAAAGAAACTTTATCAATCTTGTTTTTGGTTTTTGTTTTTAACATTTGTTTTTACTCCATGTAATAAATCAATATCTTAATTGATATCAATATAAGTATATTGATACCACATAATACAACATAATAAAACAAAAAAGTGACAAGCTGCTTAAATTTTTTTAAAAATTTTTGAGCTGCTGCAGATATCCTGGGCATCATATTAGTTGGCGCACCAACACATAGTCTATTATGTTTTATTACATAGACTCCCGAACCCCGACCCGATTTATCCCGAACCCGAATCCCGAATAAAAAAAAGGCACCGATTAAGGTGCCTTTCCTTGGAGTAACTTTTAAATTACGTATGTGTGTATCCATCGGGTTCTATCCCGAAAGTTAAACCGATTTCGTGAATATTAATAATACCCGTGGTTGCATATCCAATTTCGGGATGTACTCGTTTACGAAATTGTTTATAGGATTTATTATCTAATTGATTTAAGAACCTATTATATAGGTTCTTAATTGCTAGTTGTTGTTGTTTATTCAATTTCATAACAAGAGGCCTCATCACTAATTGTTACAATTTCAATTTTAGATATACGTCCACTAGTATCATAGTATGCATAAACGGGATAAGATCCATCACCCCATCCACTAGTAAATGCAACCCCTAATCCACTTGCAAGAACACCACCTTGTTTATCGGTCTTAGAAGTTTGATGGCAACAACCGACATATGAATAACTCGAGTCGATTTTATCATCTTCAAGTTTAACGAAAACACCCTCGTTAATTAAGGTATTCATATTTTTATCATAGCCTTTAATCATGTCATCTTCATAATTAAAAAAATCTTGTGGCCACATTACAATCTCGTTAGGATTAGTTTTATTCACATATCTCCTTTTAGGATGATATTCATTGTTATGAAATTGATTTAAATAACACGGGTCTGTGACCATCAATTGACCAGAATCCACACCCACGTGACCTAATAGTTCTTTCTTCATAATTTTACTCCATGTAAATTGTTATTGTCATATGTAGTATACCAAAATTTACAGGTATATCAAATATTTTATTTGCTGCAGCACAAAAAATTTTGTCGTCCTGGTTCTAGGTGCAAGGCCTTGTTAGTAGTTTGTTGGGATTTTTTATTATATTATATATAGTTATTGTTTCTTATACCCCGAACCCGATTCCCAATTGTCCCGATTCCCGAACCCGAACCCGAACCCGAAATAAAATTTTCCAACAATCAAAAATTTTAAGTTTGCATAATATCCGAAATAGTAATATACTACATAGGACAATTACATTGGAGTATTAAAAATGTTAACTACAACTATCTATAAAAAATCTATTCATGATTTAAATGATTATGATCATGACATAGTCAAAAATAGTACCAATATTAAACTAGGTAAAAAAGTTATTAAAGGTATGTATAACGACTATAAAATGAAGACTGTTACTTTAACAGAAAGAAAAACTTGTCCCGCAGATTGTGTGCATTGGGAAGATTGTTACGGGAACAATATGCCATTTGCACATCGTATTGATCATAAAGATCAAAATTTATTACAAAAAAGAATTTATAATGAATTGTTAAATTCTACTAATCAATTGTTATTAATTCGTTTGCACGTGTTAGGCGATTTTTTTAATGTCAAGTATGTAAAATTTTGGTCTATAATGTTAAACACATTTAAGAATATTGCTATTTATGGGTATACCGCAAATAACATTAATTCTAAAATTGAGCTATCTAGAGATATAGCAAAAGAAATTATTAAACTAAATTATAATAAACATTCACATATTAGATTTAGTAATGATTTAACAAATAGTTTTTCAGCGAATTCTTATGACATAGTAAAACCAGTAAAAGGTAAATCTATATTGTGTCCCGTACAAGAAAACAAAACCGACAATTGTGGGACGTGCGGTCTTTGTTGGAATCAAAAAAATCAATCAATAATATTTAAAACTCATTAAGGGAGGCTAAACAATGGCAATTACAAAAACACAAAAAAAAGAATTATCAATTATTCAAAATCATATATATGAAGCTCGGCAATATTTAGACGGGTTTAGAGAAAAATTCATATTAGATTATATGAAAGAGGAATTAATTGACGATGCTATTTATCAATTAGAAAATATTGAGAATCAAATAGATGAAGAATTTCAACTTTTAAAGGAAGAGGCTTAGAGCCTCTTTTTTTATATCCAACATTCTAGATCCAAGAACCTAGTCGCCTCGTTTATGTTTCTTTATTACTGTTTCTAGGTGCTTGATCCCCGACTCCCGAATTGCCCCGAAAATGTCCCCGAATCCCGATCCCGAAACCTTGATTATAGGCTCTGTATCTAGTCCATTAGTAGCCAATTCCCGAGCATCATCGCCCCGAAATAAAAATAGGCTACCCTCCCCGACCCGTTGAACCAAGATGTAAGATAACCCAAAATTGAGCGAATGCTTGGTATTCCAAGCGATTTGATTTGAAGATAACCTTATTTTGTTATCTTTGGTTATCTTAAGTTCGATCCAAAAAGTGAGTCCATTCCATATAACATGGACATCGGGAACACCTCCACCCATACGATTTTCTATTCGTGTGGCATAACAATCATGTGGTAAATTTTTTTTAACCCTTAGCCAAAGATTTTTTTCGGTTGTCATCTGTAACTTTTTTAAAATCACCCTCGATAAATACTTGGGGATATTGTTTTTGTAAATCAGCTAATCTTGAAACAATTTCATCTCGTGTTAAATTATCTAATGAATGGACATTTTCTCTTCGATCAGTAGTCAAACCACCTAATGCACTTCGGATTTTTTCAGCATTAACTGATGCACTAAATTGTCCCTTACTTTCTGCTCCATGACTTAATTCATGAAATCTTTTTAATTGACCCATCAATGTGACACCATATTTTCTTTCTCGTAGTTGTCTTAACTCTTCAATGTATTCAACAACATGAGGATATTCTTTTGCATTAAGCATTCTAGATGCATGAGTTTTAGCAGAACTTTCATTATATCCACTACGGATAGCACATTCTTTATTTGTATAAATACCCTCGACATATAGCTCTGCAAAGGTTTTTTGTCTGTTGGTCAAAAGTCTATTATGATTTTTTTCGATTTTAACAATAGTTTTCTGCATGAGTTTATTTATAGAATAATTTTGAAAGATTTGTAAAACAAAAAAAACAAAAACGTCATTGCGTCAGATTAGAAGTGTCATAAACGACCTAAATTATGAGAGAAGTGTCCTAAAGATATTTGAGTCTATATATACGTTACAATATGGTTCGTGTCGTTTAGGACACTTATGACACTAGATTTGAAACTTTTTTTTAAAAAGTAAAATCTTTCTGAGAAGTGTATTAAGAGACTTAAATATTAGTGAAATTGTCTGTAATCCAAGGTGGAAGCTAAAAATGACGAAACAACATTTTTTGATAGATCATACCTTAAAAGTACATTTGTTTCTGTATGGCTCTTAAATCGCCATTAATAGCCATTTGTTGTATTATGTAGTCTTATATATACCCAGGTCTTATGTAGTCTAATAAATTAATATTATTGCTTGTGTCCTATGTAGTATTATGATAATATTTAATTTTATATTTACATGGAGACTAAAATGACAAAGAAAACTTTAAAATGCCCTACATATTTAGATGGATGGACTTGTGATGGAATAGCTGAAAACTTTCCTTGTAGCAATGATCCTAGGGAAAAAGAAACTTATGAACATATATGGAATGTTATCGTTCCTAAGATGGAGAGTGATCAAAAAGCATCATTAAACAAAATTGGATATAATGGTTTAAGTGACTATTTTGAAAATGTAGGTGGAGATGATGGCACACTAAGAGAAATGGGAGAGATGAAAAAGTATTGGCATTTATTAACTGATGAAATGAAAGAGTTTATTATTTCATGGGCAGATAAATTTCAAAAGAAAGAAGAAGAAGAAAGCAAAAAATTTTGGGAGTCTTTATAATGGAAAACAGAGATTATTCAGAAAATTATTATACTGATCCAAAGGTCACTCATCCAAGTATCAAGATTGATGTTCCCATTCCACATGAATGGGAATCAATATGTTACGTCAATGACCTTTGTCCGAGTTTCACACACAAAGGTTTACAAATATTTGTATGTGATGAAGAGACAAAAAAGTTAGAACAATTACATTTTAAGTATTCAGTTATTCGTGATGAGGATTATGGTTATGCTCATGATGATTTATTATTAACTGATGATTGGAATGAAGTATTAGAATTTGTAAAAAACTATGGAGGTAAAAATGCAAATAAATAAAATCGAACTTAAAAATATTTCTTATTATAAGCAAGGGTCTGAGGAGACTCCTTGCTATAATGCAGTTGTTTATGTTGATGGTAAGAAAATGATTGATGTAAGCAACGATGGTCATGGTGGTTGTGATCGTCAAGATGGTTATGGAGATTATTCATGGAAAGATGTTGAGAAAGTTGATTCATGGATCAAGGACAACTTTCCAAAGGGATCATTTCAAAGTGGTGGAAAAACACATTACTATGATTATGATCTTGAGTCTTTTTGTCATGACAAATTATATGAGCATCTTGATCAAAAGAAACTTAAGAGAGACATGACAAGACAATTTGTGTGTGTCGATAAAGCTAAAAAAGAACTTTATGCTTATGCAAAAAAAGGCAATACGGATATTCAGTTTAAAGCACATATGGTCAAGAATCATCCACAAGACACATGCTTAAACTTTCTATCTTTTAATGATGCATGGAAACTTTTTGATGAGGTAACGTCATGAGTAAAATAGATCAATTAGTTGAGATTTATAACAAGTGGGGACATGCCAATGGCATCTCCCCATTACCAAGTGCCGATGATCTAATATTCGATGGTCGTTGTGGTAGGAAAAAGATTTCCAACAATCAGATAAAATGGCTTAAGCGATTTAGTAGAGTTTGGAATCGTGTCGAGGATCATGAATATAGAATGAGTAGATCCGAAGAAGATAAGATCATGGAATTATGGAATGAGCATCTTGTACATGACAAGCGATCATTCAACGAATATTTTTCCGAGGAGCATGGATTTACTTGCAATGATGACATTACATATAAACAGATGAAAGTTTTATGTGACAAATTAATAGGAGGTAAAATTTATTATGTCTAAGAAAATTTCAAAATCAGAAAGAACTAAAATGATTATGGAAATTGATTATCTTTATGGAAGAGTTAATGAACTTTTTGAACTCTATGATGAGGGAGATATCAATGAAATAAAAGCACACAAACTTTTTAGAGAATGTTGTGTTAAATTTTTATGGAAAGTTAACGGAATATCGGGAGGAAAAATTGTCTGAGCAATTAACTATGGAGCAAGTTGAGTTTTGGCTAGGATCGGATATGGCACAAACTGAGATAATAGAAATATTAACTGAGTTAGCCAATGGGTCATATACTCAACAAAATTTTAAACAAGATATTAAGGAAACATGGGAGTCTAATCATGGGTAAAGTAAAGCAAATGATGATGGATCAAGAAGTTGAGTTTTGGGATAAAGCCTTATCGACTATGTTTGAATCCGAAACAAGAAGTGAATTTGTGACAAAGATGATGCCACATTTTAATTTAGTAAGACCGATGTCAGATCAAGATATCATGGGAGAATTAAATGATGCTTGGTATGAACATCAATCCAATCATGCTGAGGAGAATAGATAATGTTAACAATCAGAAGATTAATAAATGAACTTAAAGATTATCCGAGTGATACAAGAATAGATTTTATACTCCTTAATAAAGATTGGGAGGATAGCACTAAGGATGCTTATTTAAATGTTAAAGGTGTCGTAGGAAGTGGCGAGGCTGAAGACGGAAGAGATTACGTTGAATTAGGATTAATGCTTTTAAAGGAGAATAGATAATGGGCGAGTATGAATGTTGCGATTGCTTACAGACTTTTTGGTGTGATGAACCACCATATGGTCGTGAAGTTTGTGATGAATGTATTGAAGAAGAAAAAAAAGAAAGGGAGAGATTAGAAAATGGGTAGATATTATAGTGGAGACATTGATGGTAAATTTTGGTTTGCAGTTCAACCAAGTGACGATGCTAATTATTTTGGTGTTGAGGGCGAACGACCTAACTTGTTAGAATATTGGTATGATGACGATGATTTACCAAAAGTAAAACATGGCATTGAGAAATGTAAAAAGAGTCTTGGTAAATATAAAAAATACCTTGATGAATTTTTTGATACTCGAGAGAGCTACAACAATGAAATGTTGGCAGACTTTTTAAAAAATAAAACTAATAAAACTTATACTGAAAAGGGTGTCATGCATTATCTTCAATGGTATGCAAGATTAGGTCTTGGTCAACAAATCCATGATTGTATCAAGGATCATGGTCAATGTCACTTCGATGCAGAATTATAATCCAAAGACTTGACCAATGATTTTTGAAAGTTTAAAAAATTACCATCTGCATACCTCCATGTAATTGTCAAATACACTATGCAGTTTGGTTAGGAAAAAGAGCTAGGATTAATTTTCTAGCTCTTTTTTTATTTTAGTGTTGTACTTTTCCATTTACATATTATATAATACTACATAAGACAAACTAACTAACCTAACCAATGGAGGTAAATTATGGGTTTAGATATGTACTTAGTAGGTCATCACTATAATACTGCTTATGTTGATGATGTCCCAAGACCGATGTTAGATGATAAATATCATATTGAATCAATGACTATTGATCTTGGATATTGGCGAAAACATGCAGATTTGCATGGTTATATTGTTGATACTTTTGCTAAAGGTGTTGATAATTGTATGGAAATAGAATTATCTGAAGAATCTTTAGATAAGATAATTTTAGCGATCCAAAATAATAATTTGAAAAAAAATCATTCGGGTTTTTTCTTTGGTAACTCTACCGATAATGGTTACTATAATGAGAAAGAAAAAGAACGAGCTATTTCTATTTTTCAAAAAGCAAAGACCTTTTTGCAAGAGGGTGCTAAGATGTTAGAAGATTCAAATTTATATATGAATCCTAGATATGTTTCTTATCGAGCATCATGGTAAGTTCAATGAAAGTAATATTTGAAACTGAAGATGCAAGGTTCGTGATCCCTAGTGGAAAAGAGCCTTACATCGAAGTTCGATGTTATGAGTGTGGGGGTCATGGATATACTCCCACACAACATGACTTATTGAACTGTAAGACTTGCAATGGCAATGGATCAATATTTTATAATGATAATGGAGGTATCAATGAATCAAGTTATAGAATTACAATCGTATAATTATGTTCCAATCCAACAATCTTTAGATCGAAATGTAGTGCTGAACAAAATGGTCGGTACTCATTTTTTTGGGTCAATCAAGGGTGTATCTTACGAAGAGCTAACCGAATTATTTGGTACACCGATTTCTCGAAATTATCTTCCTTGGTCTGATGATAATGAAGAATTGGACACCCGATATCAATGGCTAATAGAATTTGAAGATGGATTACTTGCTACCATTTACGATTGGAAAGTTGACTATTCACAAAAGTGTGTAATGACACAACCAATAGAATGGCATGTAGGTGGTCATGATCCGAGGGTCATGGATCGTATTTACAAGCTCACAAGAATAGATGAGAAGATGACATATCATCAAGCATTAGTAACAATAGAAAAAGCGATGCTAATGATGAAGAGTCGTAACGTCCCATTTAATTATGACCGATTGAATATAGCATGGTCTAAGATTCAAAGGGGAGTATAGTGCTTAGGCACTTTGATGTCTGTTCGGGGATCGGGGGATTTTCCCTCGGTTTTCGTTGGGCAGCACTTTCAGAACCCGTTGCATTTTGTGAGATAGACCCGTATTGTCAGAAAGTCCTGGCAAAAAATTTCCCGAACATCCCGATCTTTAATGACGTAAAGGAGTTAGTAAATGACCGACCCGAATCAACCCGAACTATTCCCGACCACGACATCCTCACATCAGGATATCCGTGCCAACCATTTTCCGTTGCGGGACAAAGAAGAGGCGAGGAAGATGAGAGAAACATCTGGAGATTCGTGTTTGAGATTGTCAAAAGGAAACACCCGACTTGGTGTGTTTTCGAGAATGTTTATGGTCACATTGCCATGGGTCTCGACCAAGTGTTACACGACATGGAAAGTGAAGGGTACTCCACACAAACGTTTGTTGTACCAGCTTGTAGCCTTAATGCACCCCACAAGCGTGATCGACTCTGGATTGTGGGCAACTCCGAACACGATGGATCACTTGCCTCCAAGATCAGAAGAGGCAACCAAGAAACTTCAAGAGGGGCATCGCAAGGGCAGAACCAAGCCAAGCAATCTTCGAGAACAAGTAGACGAAAAGACAATGGCTCTTTGGCCGACACCAAGAGCGAGGGATTACAAGGACTCGATAAACGTAGTCCCGCCATCAGTACAGAAAGGGACAAGATCACCGACATTGGGACAAAAGGTAGCGGAGACAAGAATGTGGCCAACTCCAAATGCATGGGACGGGAATCGAGGACCTCGATCAGAGAAGAACTTACAAGAGAAGAATCACATGGTAAATTTAATAACCGCAGTACAAACGGATCAGCGCAAGAACGAGCAAGAAGTTGGTGGGACGTTGAACCCAATGTGGGTCGAGTGGCTTATGGGATACCCTCCAGGGTGGACAGACTTAGAGGATTAGGTAATGCAATCGTACCACAAATAGCAATGCAAATCGGATTATCAATAAAGGAGGCAATGAATGACGATTACACAAAAAAGAATTAACCACTTAAGATGTTTATATGAAGAACATATAAGATTAACAAAGGACAAAGTTTCAGATGACGAATATCGTGGTGTGATGTTAGGTCTTGACATGGTTATGGATCTAACAGAATCAATTAAGGAATTTGAAGCTGACATAAAAAAGATTCGTGGCAAAGGTAGTAGGAGTTGGTGGCATGTTTAAAGCAATGGCTCTTATATGTAGTGTTTGGATTATAAATGGCGAACCTCAACAACAA